CATTCTTCGCTGGCTCCCAGTAAATACCGTAATCACTCCACTCATCAGCAATGGTCATCCCGTCACGCTCAGTCCGCATTATAGACGGATCAGCCAGACAGGTGTACCTTGCACCTTTATACATCCGCTCCTTCACCATCGACGCTAACGTCGATATTGAAGTCTCCACTTCGTAAATCAGGTTGTAAACATAAATCTTCCCCTCGTCATCAGTGGCAGCAAAGAGTACAGCAGAGGGATTCTTGTACCCGTAATCATATACCAGGTAATGATTGTACCAGGAAGGAACATTCCACGGTTTCACAAAATGTACCTTCTCTTCAAACATAGGATATACCAACCCCGCAAAATCATCCCAGTTACAGTAAACATAACGCCTGACCCACGCCTGTGGCATTGTCAGTAACTCAGCGATGTAATCAGGTGGCAGGTAAGGATTATCAGAATATGCCCTTACCTCGGCCTCAGTGGTGGGAGCTTCAGCTTCCGGCGTCCAGGTGCGAGTCTCTATTAACCTGAAATGCTTCGAGTTCCTGTTCTTGTTCTTCACAAACTTCTTCCAGACCCAGTTGTGGCCCGCAGGGTTGCAAGTATGGAAAGAACAACGCAGACTCCCCTTACGCCTTAACTGACCGCTTGCTGCTATAAAAGTATTCTCGGGAACTTCCTCCAACTGATCAAAAGCAAAGAAACCAAGGTTCAAAGACTTGATCCTCTGTATGGCGTCCCTTGAATCATCAAGTGCCATATAAATTATTCGTGAACCGTTCTTGAACTCTATCAGGTGATCCACAGGACGGTGCTTCCTTACCGTGTCACCAGCTATGTCCAACAACTGTAACAACGTGGACTTCTTGAAAGCGTCCAATACCTTCCTGCCCATCAACCCCAGGTTCCCGTCTATCTCAACAGACTGCTTCACCGCTTCCACACACATAGCGTCCGTCTTACCCGTTCCCAGAGATCCCGCCATCAAATGATGCTTCGCGTGTCCTGTGTACAGGTGATAGTCCTCCTGATGCGGTAAAGGCTCGCTGGGCGAGCCGTCCTCATCGGTGTAGCCTATGTAAATGTTTTCCTTATTCATCGAGAGTTGGGCTTTATCTCTTTACCCCATTCATCATACTTTTTAGGAGGATGAAATATCCGTTTATAACCTGAAAACGGAATCCATTGACCGACCTTTGTGTTCTTCTCCATTCCGGGCTGGTAATACTTGGACTCAGTAGAAAAAGAATGATGTCCAGGTATCTTGTATCTGTCCGTCAAATGCTGACCACGCTTCATCGGCTTACTAGCTTCACCACGGTTGTCTTTCCAGTAACCACGGTAATCATAATATTGCTCTTTCTCATCAGGATTCATCTGAATCAATGGGCCGTGAACTTCCCTTACATACCTGTCAAACCACACCTGGAACTCCTTTTCATCACCAGCACTTAATTTGGTCAGATAACTTTTATACGGTTTAACCTTCACGTTTTTCTCGTCAGCCTTAAAATAGGTGGATTGAATAGGAAAAGGTGTGCCAGCTTCGGCTAATGCTTCTGTGGTCTGGAGTTTACTGTGAAGGCCCACCTGTCCTCCAGATGGCAAGATCGGGACCGCTTCTTCAATAAATTCAGGGAACCCTGCTTGAATATATTTACCAGCAGTCTCAGAAACGATTCTTGCACTAATAAATGATCCTTTTTCACCTTCTGTCAAATCAAACTCTTCAGCAATCTGATATTCATATCCGCCAGAAACTTTCTTTCGCCTTATACTGGTAGTGTTACCTAAAGCATTATGTAGCTTATCTGATATATTCCCACCTGTTACCGATCTAACATTGATTTGTCGATGTTCCCATCCCTTCGATGCAGGAAATTTGGGATTGGTCGAAGGCTTCCAACCTTTACCAGTTTCCAAAAAACCTGGTTTACTATATTCGGTAGGTTTCGCAAGTAACAACGCTTCCCACTCGTCAGATGATAACTCAAGTTTTCTCGGCTTGCCTTCACCACCTAAAAAATGAGCCAGCATACGCGCTCCTTCAGGTTCACTACCCTGAACACTTCCTATAAGTGTTCCTAATTGTTCATCACTTAGCTTGTTCACTAGTTTATATAATGTCTTCTTACGCTCCTCAAGTGGTAAAAACCTGGCATACGAGATCATATCCAGTTTCCATTTAGGGATCTTACCCATTACGCTTCCGCCCACTCACCGAAAAACAGAACATCCACCTGGGCAGTACCATCGTTCAAAGTGTCCATAGCATTCATATAAATATTCGGGGGTATGTAATCACTGGCGCCCTCAGCGTGTAAAACAGTGAACAGATGGTTCAAGTTGTCCATTATCTCACCGATGATCTCAATAGCGTGATCCTGCATTACGCCCTCTTCTCACGATCCGCAATGATCTTCGACCTTTCCTTTATCGGAACTCCCGCTACCATTACGTTCACCTGGGTCTGACTCATCCCGCCACGCTCCCTGTACTTGTCAGGAGCCATAGCCTTCAACTGAAAAGCACGCTCAGAAAAATTCTTGTCCACCTTCGCATTACGTAAACTCACATCCTCTAAATCCTCCAACGCCTTCGCCTTGTGGTGGTCCGTGATAGCCTTAATGGCGTAGCCGAACATCGGCTCCTGCTTAATTATATCCCTGACCGTTACCACGTGAATACCGTACTCCTTCGCAGCCTTCCCCAAAACACCCTTGTGCTTGTCCACCAGGTCAAGAAACACAGTGTACTTTGACGGGGGGAGCTTGGTGCGGACGTCCTCCTTCCGGCAGGACTTGGTAAACCAATCCTTGAATAACAACGCCTGAGACTCTGGGGAAATGGGGGTAGTTACGGATTTAGACATAATAAACGTGAGCCGAGTTTACGCACAATAATGCGTACAAGTCCAATTCGGCAAAGCCAGAAAAAGTAGGTGGGGAGTAACAGGGGTGAGAGCGGACGGACCGGGCGCCATACCCCCCCCTCCTGGTAGGGCGTCAATTCGTTTTTATGGGGG